TTAAATACACTAGGGTATTCTGCTACTAAAACACTTTCACATTCATGACCTTTGTTATTTACGTAAGATCCATTTCTATCAATTATTATTACAAGGCTTTTTTCAAACCCACTATTATAAAATGCTAAAGAAGCATGTTGCTGGTGATGCAGATGAGAAAGACTTAATACATCTTGTGAATACATTTTTGAAAGGTATGTAGACAGATAACTATCATAGTTATTATAGAATGGGTTAGCAACTACTATATGATCTATAGAATCTTTATATCTATCTTTTACTATCTCTAAAGATTTCCAAGGATACATATCCCTTTTTACACCAGTAAATCTTTCCTCTTTATAAAATTCTTTTATCTTGCCATCTTCAACAACCGAAACAGAACTATCGTGCATAGAACTCACACCTAAAATTATCATTTGACAAGTATATCAATTAATGCTTATTTAATCAATAGGTATACATTTGACACCCATGGTCAATAGGTGTATAATTTACCTATGTTCTTAAAGGAGGACAATAATGGAAACAGTACTAAACAAGAAGGTTCTTAGTTCAGCATTGAACGCCTTCGTAATTGCACTAGTAACACAGTTTGTTGATTCAGGAGCGGATGTGTCCGTTCTTACAGGTGACGCTTTGGGCACCATTTTGAATTCAGCAGTTGCTGCAGCAGCATGGGTTGTAATTCGTGCAGTTAATCCAAAAGATACCAAGTTTGGTATTAATGCAGTAGCAGAAAAGGCTACTTCAAAGAAAAAATAAGAAGTATTTAAAATATTGAGGGGGTTGCTTAAAAGGCAGCCCCCTTTTTATGTTATAATTAAAAACATGGAGGGCTTATAAATATGCCTTTAAGATTAGTCACAAATAAAGCACTTACTGACAACGTAGCAACACTTACTACATCAGCAAGCCATAGTTTAACAAATGGTACATACATCACAATTAGTGGTGTAGATTCAACATTTAACGGATCCTATACAGTTACAGGAACTCCAACAGCAACAACTTTTACTTACGCAAAGACAGCAACAAACGTTGGGTCAACAGCAGTATCTCCATCAGGTAGTGCAATTTATGCAACTATAGATGACACAGGAAGACCAGCATACATGTATGACTCTGGAACAGACACATGGTTTGCAGTTGCAGGAAAAGTAGATACTGGAAGAAATTATACTTGGACTGGAGCACACACTTTCTCTGCACCATTAGTAGCATCAGATACAGTTACAGTCAATGCTCAACTTAGATCAACTTCCGCAAGCGTTTCTGGAGCCTTAACAGTTTCTGGAGATGTTATTGCTAAAAAAGGAATAAATGCTTTTTCAAACACTACAGCAAGAGACATTGCTATTCCATCTCCAACTGTTGGTACAATAGTATATATCACTGCGTTAAATCAACAACTAGTGTGGAACGGTGCAGCCTGGATAGCAATTGAAGGCGGCAGTGGCATGGAAGACATATTTTTATTGATGGGGGCATAAATGGCTAGAAGTTATAAAGTATTAGGACAAAATAATCCAGCAGCAACAACAGATACAACTCTGTATACAGTACCAGCGGGAACACAGTCTGTGTTATCAACTATTTCTATTTGTAATATTGCAGCAACTGCTGCTACATATAGAATTGCTATCAGACCTGCAGGTGAAGCATTGGCAAATAAGCATTACGTTGCTTACAACTCTTCAGTACCAGCAAATGATACAGCAGTTTTAACATTAGGATTAACAATGAATGCAACAGATATTCTTACAGTACAAGCATCAACTGCATCTGTAACATTTGGAGTATTTGGTTCGGAGATTGTATAGTGGCAATTTCAACCGTTAACAACACACTATTAAGCAATAACGCAAAGTCAAATAGAAGTAATAAGTTTGCTAAAGTTATTGCAACTGGTGGAAGTACTGCTGATTCTGGTGGATATAGAGTTCACACATATACAAGTACTTCAACATTTGTTGTAACAGTTGGCGGATCAGTAGAAATATTTATGATTGGTGGCGGTGCTGGTGGAGGCCATGGTCAATGTGGTACTGGTGGAGGTGCTGGTGGTGTTCAATTTACTCCAAATGCACAAGTTTCCGCAGGAAGCACATATACAGTAACAGTTGGAAATTATGGTGGTACACAAAGTGGTGGAGGAACATCTAGTATTGTAGGAACTGGCTTATCACTTTCAGCAGGTGGTGGAGGAATTCCAACAAGTGGATCTCCAGATTCTTTTAGTAATAGTCCTGGTGGTGCAGGTGCTGGAGGAAACTTTTCAAATAGAAACGGTGGTCCAGGAAGACTTTATTTAGCAACACATTACGGTGGTGGTGGCGGTGCTGGTGGAAGAGATGAAGGTGACTGCGGACATAGTGCAGGAACTGGTGGCGTAGGTGGCGGTGCAAATGGAATTAACGGTGATGGAACTGGAGGAACTGCAACTGGTCATGGATCAGGCGGCGGTGGTGGCGGTAGAGTAAATCATCAAAATAGAAATACACCAGGCGGATCTGGATCTGCGGGTATAGTTATTGTGAGGTATTTATTATAATGGCTAATTGGGCAAAAATTAATTCAGAAAATATTGTTGAAGACATTTTAGTATGTGATTATGATTTTATAGAGGTTATAAAGAAAGATAATCCAGATTTTTCTTATGTTGAATATAGTGATGATAATTATGCTGCTCCTGGATATCCATATAATACAGAATTAGAAAAGTTTTTAACACCTAAGCCATTTCCTTCTTGGGTGCTAAATGAAGAAATATGGGAATATGTTGCACCAGTTGCATGCCCAAATGAACCAGGAAAATATTATGTTTGGGAAGAGATGAATACTGAATGGGTTGAAATAACCCCAGTGGTATAATTTAAAGGGAGAAACAAATGTCAACAATAGATGATAGTGTAGGAAAATTAGCAAGAGTATATGACTCTGCAACAGATACTTGGCTTCCCTTAATTGGTGCACCTGCACCTCATGAACATACAACTGCTTCATCTTTAGCAGTTTCTGGAAGTTCCTCTTTCACTGGAAACTCAACGTTTACTGGAGACGTTACAGTTAGTGGTCTTTTTTCTGTAAATGAAATAATCGAATCAATTCCAACATTATCAATAGTGTCTGGATCAGTTAGCGTTAACTTTGCAACAGCAAATAACTTTTATGTATCTTCACCATCAGCAAACTTTGGTGTAATTCTTACAAACCTTCCAACTACAGAAGATAAATCAACAGGTATATCTTTAGCAGTAGTTCAAGGTGCTACTGGATACTTTCCAAACGTAATAAGCGTTAACGGTGCAAATCAAACAATTAGATGGGCAACTGGAACTAATCCATCACCAACAAGTAGTGCTGGAAAAATAGATTTTTATAACTTTACTTTTATAAGAAAATCAAGTACTTGGATTGTTTTAGGCAGTTCAAATCTTAACTTCTAGGAGAATATAAATGCCTTTTATAAATAGCATTAGAGGTAACCTAGGACTTCAACGAAAACAACAAAGAATGAGATTTATGGCCACTGGTGGCAACATAACTTATTACACATTAAATAATATAGATTATACAGTTCATACATTTACAGAAACTTCACAATTTGTTGTTACATCTGGTGGTGATCTTGAGTACTTGATTGTTGCTGGTGGTGGTTCAGGTGGGGCAGGTCGTGCAACTCCATTTACCGAATGGCCTGGTGGTGGTGGAGCAGGTGGATTTGTTGAAGGAACTTTTTCTGCAGTTCCAGGAACTACTTATCCAATATTTGTTGGTTTAGGTGGTGCAGGTGTCTCTGCTTTTTCACCAAGTGAAGCCGCACGAAATGGTAACAATGGTAGTAACTCAACAGCCTTTGGCAAAACTGCTATTGGTGGTGGTGCAGGTGCAGCATCAAGTCGTACAGGTTTTTCTGGCGGTTCTGGTGGTGGTGCTTCTGGTCGTCAAGATGCTACTCCTGATGACCTAGACCACGCAGGTGGTAGTGGACAACAACCTGGTTCTGCTTCTGGTGGTTTTGGTAATAATGGTGGTAAATCATCAAATGATTCAGGTTCCACCACCCAAGGTGGCGGCGGTGGTGGTGCAGGTTCTGCTGGCGACCAAGGATTTATTCCAGGCCCAGGAGGTACAGGTAATGGCGGTTCTGGTAAAGCATCATCTATTTCTGGTACTTCTATAACTTATGCTGCTGGTGGTGCTGGAAGTAATGGAAGTAACGGTTCTGGTTACGGTAATCCTGGTTCAGGAACTGCAGCCCTTAGAGGCGGAGGCACTACCGTAAATGGATTTAACGGTATTGTAATTATTAGATATTTAACAAAATAATTGACACACAATAGTTATACTGATATAATTTATTTAATTAAAGAAAGAGAATAATGTCAAAACCTACCCTTTGTTATTTGACCTACGATTGGTCATGGGGAACTAAACCACTACAACCTAATGGTTGTGCATGGTATCGATGCTTTCTTCCAATGGAAGAGTTAAAGAAAAAAGACTGGGAAGTTGGAATGGGCTTTCCTGGCTTTCACCCAGAACATGGATTTGGATTATTAATACCTGAACAAAAAGCGGTACATGGTTGGGATATTGTTTTATTAAAACTAATGATGTTAGATAGCATAGTTGATAATATTCCAAGAGCCAAAGAAGTTGGTCAAAAAATAGTTATTGATATTGATGATCATCATGCTGGACTAGAACCAACAAATATGGCTTACATAGCAACAGATCCAAAGACTAATCCAAAAAATAATAGAGAACACTACTTTAAATCAATGGACTTAGCAGACGCACTTATTACGTCAACTCCATTCTTATATGATTACTATAAAAAGAAATATTCAGATAAACCAATATATCTTGTTCGTAATGCTGTTGACCCAAAATATTTTGGAATGAGAAAAGATAAGTCTGGTGCATTTCCAACAATTGGATGGGTTGGTGCAACCCCTTGGCGTTCAAGTGACTTAGAAACTTTAAATCCTTTTGTAGGAGAATTTATTGAAAAAAATAAACTTAGATTTCATCACTCTGGATCTATCATTAATGCTCCAACAGTTCAAGAACAAATGGGTATTCCTGTAAAGAGTTTTTCATCTCAACCAATGAAACCAATATTAACTTACAAAGAATTATTTAATAGAATTGACATTGGACTAGTTCCATTAAATACTGTTGAATTTAATCGTGCAAAATCTTTTATTAAAGGACTTGAGTACGCTGCTGCTGGAGTGCCTTTCATTGCAGAGGATATGGAAGAATACTCATACCTTCAAAGTGAATATGGAATTGGCAGGGTAGCGAAAACAAAAGACCAATGGCTATCTCATTTAGAAGATTTAAAGAATCCAAAAACAAGGAATATTGAAAGACAGAATAACTATAAACTATTAAAAGAATTTCACACTATGGAAGTAAGAGGACAAGACTGGGATGAAGTCTTTAGAGAGATTAGAGAACTTTAGTACCAACCGCGTTTATATCTAAAGTCCCAAGCACTGCAACCATCACCATAAATAACCTTTACATATTTAATCATTGCATCTATTTGATCATAAGGGTTTTTAGTTTTTGTATGATCTACCAATCCCCAAGTGCTATTTAAAAATTGACCAATACCAAATGCTGTTGATTTAGGATTTTGAGCAAGAGGATTCCACTTGCTTTCTTTATCAATAATATTGAAATAACAAGATTCTTCTCTTTCTGGAATCATGCCCTTTAGGTATTCTTGATAAGCGGCAATTGCAAGGTCAGATTTAGGATCTTCAAAGTTAGCCCTAGTTCTTGCTGCAGTACCGCTAGAAGCCTCTCTAGCGGCCTGTACGGCCCCTAAAACACTTGAAGTGGTCTGTCCCTCTGGGACGACCACTAACGGTTCTGCGGGGTATAAAATATATGACCTATCCAGTCGATTTATATAAGTTCCAATAATAATAAATGCCATTAATGCTAATAATACTTTCTTCATAAGTTACCTCCTTGAAGAAGAGATTCTTAGTTACTAGACTAGTATAACCCTTTTATTCCCCAAAATCAACCTTTTTATAAATTTTCGTTATTTTTATCTAATATAAACTTAGTAATAGTATTTTTAATAGTGTTTGTAACATTTATTCCTGGATAAAAAACTGAATTACATGTTATACACTCAAAGTAAACTTCATCTTTAGAGTTAACTCTAGTAACAACAGTATCATCAAGATCAAAAGGACAATTTATTTTACCAACTAAACCTTTATTAACTAAATCATTATAAAATGTTACTTCTTGGACTGATAACATATATTGACCTTCCTCATAAACTCGTGTAGAATACTATTATCCCATAAAATCAAAAACTAGGAGTTGTATTATTTATGTCATTTATTAACGAAAACGGATCAATCACAGATCCATATAAGAATTTTATTCACATCTCAAGATACGCAAGATGGATTGAAGATAAAGGTCGCAGAGAAACCTGGGTAGAAACTGTAGATCGTTATGTCAACTTTATGAAAGATCATTTAATATTAAACTATGGCTATAGCCCAAATGCAAAAATATTTGACGAAGTAAGAGATGCAATTTTAAATCATAAAATTATGCCTTCAATGAGAGCATTGATGAGTGCTGGTCCAGCATTAGAACGAGATCACATCGCAGCATACAACTGTTCTTTTATTGCCATAGATAGTCTAAGAGCATTTGACGAAGCAATGTATATTTTAATGAATGGAACAGGAGTTGGATTTAGTGTTGAGTCTAAATATGTTAATGAACTTCCCATTATTGCTGAATCATTTAATCAAACAGAAACTACTATTATTGTAGAAGATTCCAAACTTGGTTGGGCAAAAGCATTTAAAGAATTAATTGCATTACTATCACAAGGACAAGTTCCAAAATGGGATATGTCAAAAGTTCGTCCAGCAGGTGCTAGATTAAAAACTTTTGGTGGTCGTGCTTCTGGACCTGGACCACTTAGTGCATTATTTACATTTACAGTTGACACATTTAAAAATTCTGCAGGACGTAGATTAAAACCAATTGAAGCACATGACTTAATGTGTAAGGTTGGAGAGGTTGTAGTTGTTGGCGGAGTACGCCGTTCTGCATTAATCTCACTTTCTAATCTTGATGACTTTGAAATGGCCAAGGCTAAAAGTGGCTCTTGGTGGGAAAAAGAACCACAAAGATCATTAGCAAATAATTCTGCTGTATACAACACAAAGCCAAACACTGCTCAGTTCTTACGCGAGTGGAGAAACTTATATGAATCAAAGTCTGGCGAAAGAGGGATTTACAATATTGACTCAGTTCGCAAACACGTTGAGTCATTTGGAAGAAGAGACGCTTCCTTAGTGGCTGGAACAAATCCTTGTGGTGAAATTATTCTTCGACCAAATGAATTTTGTAATTTAACAGAAGTAATTATTGCTGCAGAAGACACAAAAGAAGATTTGATGGAAAAGGTCAGACTTGCTACTATCCTAGGAACATGGCAATCTACCTTGACTAACTTTAAATACATTAGAAAAACATGGAAAGATAATTGCGAAGAAGAAAGACTTCTTGGAGTATCTTTAACAGGAATCTATGGAAATAAGATTACTTCAACTGCAGGAAAAGCACTAGAACAGTTATTGACTGATATGAGATTAGAGTCAGTAAGAATTAATGATGTAGAAGCAAAAAAGTTAAACATTAATCCTTCTGTCTCAATTACTTGTGTTAAGCCTTCTGGCACTGTAAGTCAATTGGTCGGGGTCTCAAGCGGTATTCATCCATGGTATTCAGAATATTACATTAGAAGTGTTAGAGGATCAAATAATGATCCGCTTACTCAATTCTTAAAAGATTCTGGAATTCCAAATGAACCAGATGTTATGAAGCCTGATGAAACAACAGTATTTTATTTTCCTCAAAAGGCTCCAAAGAATGCAACAATAACAAAAGATTTAACAGCCATAGATCATCTAGAAATGTGGAAAATTTATAGAACATGCTGGACAGAACATAACCCTAGCGTTACTGTTAATGTTCACGAAGATGAGTGGTTAAGAGTAGGTGCATGGGTTTTTGATAACTTTGATTCAATTGGTGGTATATCTTTCTTACCATCGAGTGAGCATACTTATAAGCAAGCCCCATATCAAGAAATTTCTAAAGATGAATATGAAGAATGGGTAAAGAAATCTCCTTCAAATATTCAATGGGAAATGCTGTCTATTTATGAAAAAGAAGATGGAACTACTGGCACACAAGAATTATCCTGTGTTGCTGGGGTCTGTGAAATAGTTGACATTACTAAATAGCAACGTGCTAAAATAGACTAGAGGTTGCTATGTCTCATAATTTCTCAAATATTTACGCTGCTAGAGTATTCGCAGAACATCCGCTTGCCCTATGGTCATTGGATGATGATATTTACTATGTTTCTACTATTAGTGAAAATTATAAAGATGTTGAAAACTGGCTTATTGAAGGTTCTAATGCTCAATGGCAAACATCCTATTCTACCCCAACAAACGTTCCATTAAAGAATGAATCAAAAGGGGTATTAAGAAAGAATTCTAGTGCCAGCGTTACATATAGCAAGATAAATTCTGCCTCAATAGCATACTCAGAATTTGATGCAACCAAAGATACAATTTGTATTTCTGCATTTGTATATGCCTATAGTGCTTTGATTGATAACTACGAACTAGGATTTGTATATTCAAATGGAACAACTAGCAAGACTATCTTAAACTCTGTTGGATCTTCAGAGTGGCAAACAATTCAGCATACATCTTTAATTCCTACAGGTGCATCAGCAATGCCATATGTAAAAATTAATTACATAGAAGGTGGCTCTCTATCTGATTACGATGTAATGATAAATTCAATTTCTGTTGGGCAATGGTCAGAGTTATTTTTATATGATAGTTCTGGAACAGTCCCTGCTGCATTAACTAATGTTTCATTAGATTCCTTGGTTCCAGCAACCGATTATTTCGTAACACCCATAGACTCATATGGATTTAATGATAGCGACAATGGATACGTATTTATAGATAACGGTAAACTTCTTTCTTATAACACAAGTCTTCCAATGGTATTTGGATCTGGAAATCTTACAGAAGTATTAAGTCCTGTAACACCAGGTATGCCATCTATTGCAATTCCTGGTCAAGGGTTTTTAAATAAAACTGGACAGTATAGCGAAATGACAATGGAGTTTTGGCTTAGAATAAATCCAAACGTATTTGAAGAAGTAAAGATATTTGGACCTCTTGCAACAGACGATGGTCTGTATGTTGATGATGATTACCTAACTTTAAAAATTGGAAGGTATACAAAGTCATACTTTATAGGTAAATGGTATAGACCTATGTTAGTTGATATAAGATATTCACAAGACTTTGCAAGCGTATTAATCAATGGAGATGTTGTAATTGAAATAGAGTTAGATAGTTCGTTAATTGACTTTCCACCAAACAACGTAGATTGGCTAGGGTTCTTTGGAAATGAAAATATCTATCCATATCAATTAGACTGTATAGCAATATATCCATACGTTGTTCCCGATCAACTAGCAAAGAAAAGATTTATCTTTGGACAAGCAGTTTCTAATGCTGAGTCCGTAACAAATAACTTTGGAGGAGAATCCTCATACATTGATTTTCCATTCGCACAATATACGTCAACAATAAACTACCCAGATATGAATGCCTGGAACTCTGGTTATTTCAACAACCTAAACGCTAATTCAAAATATATAGGTTTTCAAAACTACGATCTTCCAGAATTTAGATTTAGTGGGCAAACAGGAATCTTTACAACATCTGTAGATATTCGTGATTGGTCAGAGTTTGAACAAAAGAATTGGCTAGAGTGGCTTTCTTATTCTTGGCTAGGAATACAAACAGAAGAAGCATCAGATATCCTTACAGACAACTTTTTAAAACAGGTAGATGGAGAATACCCATTTATTAAAATGAGACCAAATGATGCGTATAACAACGTTGATGGGTCAATAGAGTTTGATTCAATAAATCCAATAACAGATAGAGTTGCATCTATATATGGAGTATTCCAAGCACCTCCAGCATTATCAGCAAGTTCTCAAGTTATTATGCATTTTAAAAATTCTATTAATAACAATATTTTTGAAGTAACGCTAGACAATACTGGATTAAAGTATGCCTATAACGACATAGTACTATCATCCGCATCTGTCGCAGCAAGTGCTAACTTTGCTGTTGGCTTAGACATAGATAAACTTTCAATTAACTATGGGAATATCTTAGGAAACTTTTTTTCAAGTCCTCAAAATATATCTTTAAGTTTAATGGGATATGCAAATTCAACATTTTTAGGAAAGTTTTTTAACATAACATTTAATAATAGTTTCTTTAATCAAAAAGATATGACCTCAATTTTTAATGAGCAAGGGATTGCCTCTACTACGGTAACTAATGATTCATTTGAATATATAGGAAACTATACACTAAAGCCATTCCTTAACCCATCATCTATGACTATCGATGTTTGCTCTGCTGGATATTGGGAAGACTCAATCCCACTTTCATACTTTGGAAAGTTGATCAAAAGTAAGAGTGGTCTAGAATTCTATGATCTTGATATGATTCAATTTAACATAGAATATCCATCACAAGTTTTAACAAACCCATCATCTAGTGCCAACTATCATAATCATGATAATTTAAAATCATACATAACTCTTCAAAATTTTGATGAAGTAGGAAAGACCTCATATTCTAGATATACCAATACCGTAGCACTAACAAACAATAGGGTCCTTGATTTCGATAATACAACAGATGTCATTGAAACAAAATTTGAGGTAGCAGATGGAACAATTATTTTTCCACCAAAAGAGTTAGTTGATTTTTCAAACTACTATATAACAATTCATCTAGAACTAAAAGTTAAAGGGGTAAATTCAAAGCCATTACAAATTAAAAGAATGGGACTATCCTCATTGGCTAATGATGAAAGTGATTTCTTCTCTATTAATACAAGGACTGGAAATAAGATATACCCTGTATCAAGATATGATAGGGCTTACTCATATAAAGATAAAAATCCATTTACCATCTATAAAGATTCAACCCCATATCTATACTTGACAGGTGACTCTGGAATATCTATACTTCCATATACCTCACAGAGTACTAGAGCATTTTCTATACCAGTAAACAGTAAAAAGATTTCTTCATACTCACTTGGTGGATTTCAAATATGGTGTATGTATAACGAAGACGCAACTGTAGGTGCCGTTAAAAAGGTAGGAAGGGTATCTACACCAGATAGAACATTTGACATATACCTTGACCCTATTGATAACGGAAGTCGTGCATTAATAAAGGTATTTGATGCTGAAACAGGTTTTGAAGACGATCAACTAACCTTTTATCAGAATGGTGTAAAAATAAATCATCCAGTTATATATCCAATGATTTGGTCATCAATCGTATTTTCATTTGGAGAAACAATCATACTTGATGGGGTATCTGGGCAACTGGAACTATATCAAGGTTTTCTATACAACAACATAACTGTATATCAAAAGTCAACAGAAATTCTTGGACAAAGAACAGATGCAAGAACATGGCAAGAAGTTAGAGCATCAGAAGCAATTATTGGTGAAGAGATTATCACAATTCAACTTCAATGGGAAGATTGGAGCCCAACACAATGGGGAACTGTTTATGCACCAACTACATCTATTACATTTACAATAGACGGAGAAAGCATTATGGGATCATATTTAGGAACTTCTAGTATAGTTTCTGATGATTCTTCAGTGATAGAGTTAAATTCTGACGGTGTTGATATAATTTCTGACGTTACATGGGACACAACTCTTGTCAAACCAGTGTAATGTGGTATACTTGTTGACATGAATCCAAAAAAACTTAAAAACGGTGGCAAGCCAAAGATCACTTTGGTAGAAAAAAAGTCAGACTGGGGTATCTATGTGTGGATGTGCGATCAAGATAACAAACCCTTTGGAGACGGAAACGGAAATATTTTAAATATTCCTGGTCGTCCATATGATTTAGAGAAAATGGGCAAGATGAGAAAAGCAGCAGAACACTACGGTGCTCCTGAAGGCAAGGTTCAGTTTATGGCTGGAGTAAATAGAGTTTCAGATGAACAACACGAAGAACAAATAGAAAGAATGAAGTCAGGATTGATCCCAAGTGAAACCGACATTGGTGCTTGGATGGCAGCAGAAAAAGGATTTAATAAACATGGAAGATGAAGGCGTAATAGCAAGAATAGATAATTTAGATAAAGCCGAAAAGACATTAAAGGTAGATCCTTTTAATACTGATGGTGAATTGGTAAAGTCATACGATGGAATCCATCAAAACTTTAAACGTAAAATTGCAAGAACAGTTAATAAGGTATATCAAGGTGTTGAAGATGCAAAGTCAAAACAGTTGTTTCCAGAACAAGACATGGTTACAGCCTATGGTCTTTTTGACGTAGTTATCCCACCATACAACTTGGATGAATTAGCATATTTTTATGAAAACTCATTTGCCAATCACGCAGCAATTCAAGCAAAGGTTGCAAACATTGTAGGACTAGGATACTCATTTGATATGACTGATTCCACAGTTGCAAGACTTGAAGAAGCCCCAGATGATGCTTCACTTATGAGAGCACAAAGAAAGATTCAAAGATTAAAGGCAGAGATGACTTCGTGGGTAGAAAGTTTAAATGATGAAGACACCTTTACACATGTATTAGAAAAAGTATATACAGATGTTGAAACTGTTGGTAATGGATATATTGAAATTGGAAGAAAGGTAAATGGAGATATTGGTTATATCGGCCATATTCCAGCAACCACAATCCGTGTTCGCCGTATGCGTGATGGATATATTCAAATAGTAAATCAAAGGGTAGTATATTTTAGAAACTTTCAAGAATCAAGAAATATCAATCCAGTAACAAGTGACAATAGACCAAATGAACTAATTCATATTAAAAAGTATTCACCAAAGAACTCATACTATGGAGTGCCAGACACAATAGCCGCAGCCACATCTATGGTCGGTAATGAACTTGCAGCAAAGTATAATATTGACTATTTTGAAAATAAAGCAGTTCCTAGATACATTGCAATTGTTAAGGGTGCAAAACTAAGTTCAGAGGCAGAAGATAAATTCTTTAGATTTATGCAAGCAGGACTAAAGGGTCAAAATCACAGAACTCTTTATATCCCACTTCCTGGAGATGGACCAGATAGTAAAGTAGATTTTAAATTAGAGCCAATTGAAAATGGAATTCAAGATGGATCATTTGACAGTTATCGCAAAGCAAACCGTGATGATATTCTTATGGCACATCAAGTTCCATACTCAAAGGTTGGCGGTGGTGCAGGAATTTCTATCGCATCAGCATTAGTAGCAGATAGAACATTTAAGGAGCAGGTTGCAAGACCATCTCAGAGAAATCTAGAAAAGACCATTAACAAGATTGTTAAGGAAAAGACAGATATGCTCTTACTTAAATTCAATGAACTAACATTGACAGACGAACAAACTCAGAGTCAAATAGACGAGAGATACCTACGTATGCAGGTAGTCGTTCCAAATGAAGTTCGTGAAAGAATGGGATACCCAGTAAGACCTGGCGGATCAGAACCAATCGTTCTTAATGCTCAAGCAAGGGCAGAACAAGTTGCTCAAGCAAATAGCAATAGAAATAGGGATCAACAAAGAACCAACAATGCATCAGATTCAACCTCAACCATTACTGGACGAAATGCCCAGGGTGAAGGTAGATCTCAGCAATAATTGTTGTAAACTTTTTATTTACCTATAAACAGTTATTATAATAGAGGTAGCATGACTAATTTAAATAAAGCCTTTTGGCACTCAGAAGAAAACAGCATCAAACTATCGATGCCGATTGCCAAGGTAGACAAAGAAAAGCGTATGGTTTCAGGGTTCGCTACCCTTGACAATGTTGACAAGCAGTCAGACATTGTCCCAACAGACGTAAGCGTAAAAGCATTCGAAAGATTCCGTGGAAATCTTCGTGAAATGCATATGCCAATTGCAGTGGGTAGAGTGGTGGCATTCAAATCAGATAAATTTTATAATAAAGAAGAGGACAAATTCTATAATGGTGTTTTCGTAAATGCATATATTTCTAAAGGTGCTCAAGATACTTGGGAAAAGGTTCTTGATGGTACTCTTTCTGGCTTTTCTATTGGCGGCAGTATCAAAGATTCTGACCAAATCTACGATGCCGAGATGGACAAGTCAATTCGCGTTATTAAAGAATATGACCTCCACGAACTATCACTAGTAGACAATCCAGCAAATCAATTTGCAAATATTGTATCTATTGAAAAAATGTCAGATGGTCAAAATAAATTTGATGGTATCATTAGTAAAGTAGATCTTGAAAATGTTTATTGGTGTGAGTCTGACTCACTCATTAGACTTTCTCGAGAAGAAGATTCTTCATGCCCATCATGCGACAAAGGTATGACAAATATTGGTTTTGTAGAATCAAATGATTCAGAAAAGAATTCTGTGGTAAAAAATTTATTGATATCACAGAAAAATAGACTTGGTAACAAAGTAACCAAGGCTGAAAATCCTGATAAGGAGGGAAATAATATGGCAGAAGAAAATGTAGAAGTAGCACCAACAACTGAAGAAGTTGTTGAAACACCAGCAGCAGATGCACCAGCAGTAACTGAAGAAGTTGCAGCAGAAGCACCAGCAGCAGAAGAAGTTGCTACAGATCAAAACATTGAAAAATCAGCAGATGCAGAAGAAGTTGCACCAGCAGAAGCAGCACCAGCCGAAGTTGCACCAGTTGCAGCAGAAGCACCAGCAGTAGACGCACCAGCAACAACAGAAGCACCAGCAGAAGATGCCGTCACTCCTGCTAACGAAAGCGAAAACGCTGAATTAGCAAAGGCTGTAGATACAGTACAAGAATCAGTAGATGAGGTTCAAAATACAGTTGCTTCAGCACTTGGAGACTTGGTGAAAACAGTAAAATCACTAAATGACAAGATGGTAGAACTGCAAAAAAGCATTGCTTCCGCACAAGAGGAAATTAAAAGCGTTAAGGGCAATGTAGACAATTTTGGAAAGCGTGTTGACTCACTAGAAGATGACACCGCTATCCGTAAGTCTGGCGATCTCGGCGGGATCGTTCAGGAAACACAAGTAACAAAGAAAACGATGTGGGGCGGGCGTTTCCTCAATTCCGCTGACCTATATCGCTAAAAACAAAATTCACTGGGAGGTGAAATATTATGGCAGATGAAATTTTAGAAAAGGCCGCAAGTACAGGATCAATCGTTTCTGGTGGAGTTGGAGCAGTATCAACCCCAGCCGCTGGAGACCTTGGAGTATACGGTAGTTCCGCAAATGACGGAGGTATCTTATCACCTGAACAATCACGCCAATTCATCGAATATATTTTCGAACAACAAGTACTAGCACGCGATGGACGCAGAGTAACAATGCGTACAAACGCTGCAGAACTTGAAAAAATGAACGTAGGAGAACGTGTAATCCGTGCCGCTGCTCAAGCAGACAACACATACACAAACGCTGGCGTAACATTTACAAAGGTTGAACTAACAACAAAAAAGATTCGTCTTGATTGGGAAGTTTCAACAGAAGCACTAGAAGATAACCTTGAAGGTGCTGGATTAGAAGATCACTTAGTTCGCGTAATGACTCGTGCATTCGCAAACGATCTTGAAGATCTTGCAATCAATGGTACAGGAGCGGGCTCAAACGCATTCCTTAACATCCTTGAAGGTTTCACAACAAAAGAAAATAATGGTGCAAGTGCAACATACGGTACAACTGTCGAATCCTTACAAGCATTGGTATTAGCAATGCCTCGTAAGTATCGTGCATCTCGTGCTAACATGAAGTTCTACGCAGATACAGAAACAGTATCTGACATCATTAATGGTCTTGGATCAACAGGTAACATGAACAGCGAAAGAATCGTTGAAAGAGTTATCGGTGGAGCCGAACCACAACTTGTTGGTGCACCTATCGCTTACCGCGTTCTAGGTCTTCCTTTATTGGAAGTTCCTTTAATGCCTGCAAACCGTGTCGTTTTGACATTCCCTGAAAATCGCATTTGGGGTTTCCAAAGAGACATTACAGTTCATCGTGAGTTCCAACCAAAGAAAGACACTGTAGAATATACAGTATTCTTACGCTTTGGTGTACAAATCGAAGAAACATCAGCAGTAGCAAGAATGCAAGGATAATATCCTTAAACCAATTAGAGAGGGGCATTTATTTGTCCCTCTCTTTTCTTTTATAGTATAATTAAATAGAGGTGCACACATGGAAATTTTAAATTATAATAGTGGTTCATTAAGTGCATCCGTTACAGGTTTAACTGCAAGCACAAACTACCTAATAGAATTAAATGATTTAATTACTGGCAATGAATATTCAGCATCAGCAACATCTAATGTATCTGGAACTGTAGTATTTACAATGCCTTCAAACTTTAAAGAGTACACAGCAAAACTTGCTGCATCCGTTAAAAAAATATCAAATGATGATTTAGTTAAGATATTTAATATAGATATTGTAAGACCTTATACTAATATATCTTCAATAGTAACAGCACTTAAAGTTACAAATACCCAAGCCACAGAGTATGAAAGACTTGCAAGATATATCATAGATTCTCATACTGGCGGGTTTGAATATACACGTAAAAAGAAAGAATTTATTGGAGACAACTCAGATCAACTTTTAATAGATGAGCCAATTACTGGAAAGATTTATAGCATTTTAGAAAATAACGAAGTTATGTTTGAACGTGATGATAGTCTAAAAAATAATGATCAAGAGTTTGTTTATAAAAAACAACTAAGTGCAATAGTTCAAAATCTACCAAATGGCAATAACAGAGTTGACTATACTAAGGTATGGAGAGATAGGTATTTAGATGTAGAATTCTACGATGGCTACGAGTACAGTGTAGATGCAGACTTTGGATGGAAAGTTATACCTCAAGACATACAGGACGCTACAGACATGCTTATTCAAGATATTGCAACAGATAGTCTTAAGTATGTTAATAGATATATTGAATCATTTGATAACGATGATTTCAAAATTAAGTTTGCTAAAAATTGGACAGCCAGCACAGGTAATCGTGTAGTAGACAGAATACTGGAAAAATATCAGAAGCCCATTCGTGTCGGGGTGTTCTAAATGTTTAGTGCATCTGGATTAACAGATATTTATTATCCAATGTCTGCTGAATTATATTATGCCGAAAGCAAGCAAGATGAATTAGGTGTTATACAAAAAACGTGGGTATTGGATAGAATAATCAAATGTTCAATTATATCCTCTATGTCAGATAAGACTCTTACTGGAGAATTAAAGAACACTGGACCAATATTTCAATATAACTCAGATGTTCTATTAAGAACTAATGAAGATGTTCAAAAGAAAAAAAATGGCAGCATATTCTCAATAACTGAAGTTTTAATAACAAATGTTAAAGACCCTGCTGGTAAAGTAGTATGGTTAGAAAAGAATCAAAAGGCAACTCAATATGAGTTAAAAACTTTTGTCCCATCATATAATGGATTTCATGAAGTAGAGTTCTATCGTGGATACCTTGCAAGATCAACCAGACAAAACGAGGTATTATACTAATGAGTGCTATAGCAGTAAAATTTGATACAGTTAAACTAAGTAGAACAATAAACAATATTGTAAAATACTCAGATGGATTTTTAAGTGAAACAAAACAAAGCAAGAATAAGATAGCCTTAAAGATGGCTAATACAAGCGTTAATGCTTTTTATCAATACCTCGATGGTGTAGCCAGAATGCATCCTGAGATGCTTCATCACATATACGAATGGGGACAGGTTGGAAACCCATTTGCAAGACTTGTAGAACTTAATATTAAGTCTGGTCAAGGCGGCACTGTAGTTAGTGCAAATTTTACTCAATCAAATACTAGCCCTAAAAGTGGTGGCGAACCATTTTATAATAAGGCTGAGGTTATGGAAGATGGACAGTCAGTAACTATTCAAGAAAAAGACGCAGAAGTTTTATTCTTTGAAATTGACGGCAAAGAGTTTTTTAGAAAAGGTCCTATCACTATTGAAAATCCTGGTGGAGAAGCAGTCAGAGGATCATTCGTAAGAACATTTAATGAATTCTATACCTCATACTTTTCTCAAGTATACTTAAGATCTATAAAGTTTTATGAGCATTTTCAAAATCCTAAGCCATATGCCAAAAACTTTTCAGCAGCAGTTAGAAGTGGTAGTGCAAAAAACGCTGGTAAGGCTGCTGCTATGCAGTGGATAAACAGTGTTCCAGGAGATGATGAAATTGGCTTATAGTGCAGCAAGTGTAATGCTATTTACACCAACCGCAAATATATTAAAATACGCATTTGATGAAATTATTCAATTACCAGAATTTGACTATTTGAATAAAATAATTGATCAAGAAGGAAATAAACTAAGTCCTATTGTTCCTTTAACAATTATTAATTCTGGTGCAGATGCCTTACCATTTAACACACTTACAAACCCACAACAGGTGTCTATTGTCCATGATGAATTTATTAAACAAAGAAGTGGACAGTACAAATATTTTTATCCAATCAAAGGCGTTCAGTCTAGAGTAAAGTTAAGTCACGGAAATCTTGCAGACCTTATGGCTTTAAAATGGAAGTTTTTAGAAATTATAGACAGAGATGATGCAGCAGCAGAAGATATCAATGCCTGGATGCAACAGACTTATGGCGGGGATCAAAAGATCTATTTCCATTGTGTAAATGCCTATGAAACTACATATATGGCAGATGCTACTAACCTAGATGACCAAAGAAATGTATTTTCTGGGGATATTATAATTAAGGCTGACTATCATACGATATCAGACTACCGATAAACAAGACTTATAATTGTATTGAGGAACGCCCCCACTATCAAAAAAAATCATAGAGGAGGAAACAAATATGGCATATAATCGTGGTAATTCTAAGCAAATTATCGTAGGTGCAGCAGCATTATTCGTTGCAGACGATTCTCTAGAATACTTTGATTCCGTAGGACAATACAGATTTTCATCTGCATCAACTACAGGAGTCCCAGCATTCGCAGCAGGAGTCGACTTCAAAACAACAATGAGTGCATGTACAGCATTTACAAACGTAGGCTACACAATGAATGGTCTGGAATTACAATTCCAACCAGACTTTGGTGAAGTTCAAGTAGACCAATTGCTAGACGTTGCACGTCTGTACAAGCAAGGTATGTCCGTAAGTTTAGTTACAGCATTTGCTGAAGCAACTTTGGACAACTTGATTACAGCAA